CGACTGTCTGGTCGGGCTGACCTACTATTCCAAATCTCTTAGAAACTGGATCACCTGCAACCGGTACGGGGTTTGTATTTTTTATATCGTTGTATTCTCTTTCCATTCCGAGAGTAACTATCTTTGCTTGCTTTAATTCTTCTCTTTGTTTTAATAGGTTTAATTGTCTTAATTCCTTTCCCTCTCCCGAGGTTCTATTGATAAGTTGACCTATACTTTGTCCCATTTTACTTATACCTGAGCTACCAGCCATTACGGACGCTCCGGATGCGGGACTAATACCTAATGCAGCTAAAGGATGTAAACCTGCTTTTTTTGCGTCTTGTACTCTCCATTGAATCTGATTCTGTAATTTATAAAGATCAAATTTTCGTGCTTTTCGAGCTTGCGCTCCTGAATATATTTGACCACCTAACTCCGTTGCTGCTTGTGCTGCTGCTGCCCATCCGCTCATTTTAACACCCCACGTCTGAGTCTCTATCTCTTCTTCTAATTTTTGGTCCACCTTTACCACGTCCGATTATTTTCATTTTAAACAATTGTTCTCTTCTCCTTTTTCTTCTATGACAGACAACTGTACGCCTCGGACTAGCGAACTCAAGTTTTGATTTAGTTTGACGCTTTTTTTGTTTTGCACTGACTATGATTCTAGAACTTGTTCCATCATCTTTTAGAGCAATGTCACCCATTAACGGACGGAAATATCTTTTATCGTCTACGACTAGATTTCTTGTATTCCGTTTATATCTAAAGCGACCAGGCAACAAAGTACGCCTTTTTGAGATTGAATTGACATCTCGTTGCCTTCTCTTTTTTGTTTTTTTCCTAGCCATTGCTCTTTTGTGTCAGTGAACGTAGTATATATCAAGTATAGATACTACGAGTTAAGACTGTGAATCAGATCCGAGATCTGATCCTGAATCGCCTGCAACTGAGTCTCCGTTGGAGTTAGAGTTTCTTCTTCGGTCTCCAGCCATGCTTCTGCCATCGCCAGGCTCCTGTCCAGTTCCTCCATGCCCTTCTCCATTACTGCCTTGCATGTTTTCATAATTAAAATCTGGGTACTCGTCTTCGAGAAGTTCATAATCTGAGTTCCTTTCGTCTAAGTCAAATTCGTCATCGATGTCGAAGTCGTTCGCATCATCAAAACTTTCCATTCCTTGTAACATTGCTTGATGAGACAACTCTGTACGCATAACCTTCTGAATTTCATCACGAATTGACATTTTTTTTGGGGTTACATTTATTGAGAACGGCACAGGACTATTTACCTCTTTGCCATTATCATCTAGATAGGACTCTGTTAATGTATTTATTTTTTCTTCCAATTCCTTTGTGATAAGTGCGTTATCTCCCATATTTCTCCTTTAGAATGTCTTTGATTTACCGTATTTAGCCAACATTCTCCGAGCTTGAATACTATGATTAGCCATAATATATAAACAATCAGAAGCTGGCGCAGCATTTACCCTTTTTGTAGGGGTTGAAGTAACAAACGATGAATTTAGAGCCACATCACCTGCAAATTCCCTGGCATAATGCCAATAATCTAAAGTATTTGCGAACTCACCGGCAATAGTTGAAGGTATTGAACGATAATTATCATAACGATGCTGATATCCGAATACATCCTCTCGAGAGGAATGATCTGTTTGAATCTCTTTATTAAGTACAGCTTGATCACCAATAAACTGTAGTTCTTTCTGGAAATAATCTTCTTTTGTAACCCTTGAAAATCCTTTATGAAGTGAAGTAGTATATATCGACTTTGGAATAACTGATAAAATAGTCATAACAATACCATGCTCCTCGAAGAATCTCCGAAACCTATTTGAACGCATAGCTGCAATTCCATGTCCACGCATAGTTCCAACAACATCACCGCCGGCATCAGCCGAATTAAGTACCTCTGAGAATTGAATGATCTGTCTACCACCTCCAAGATACTCTGGATTCTGTAATCTAGCGTCTGAAGAACGAACACCTAAATATCGTAAATATTCCACATACCTAGAACCATATTGAGCACGTGCCTCCTGATATCTTTGCATTGCAAGTGCCAAACGTAATTCATTAATACTCACACCTTCAGCCGCTGATAAATCTGCCTGAATATTAGGATAACCTGAAGCACCTTCCTCGACCTCAAAGCGCATATCAGTCCCATTGTCTATAAGCTTACTTGTAGCATAACTAGGACTAGCACCTGTACTATCATAAAGAGTAGAACCATAAGCGCCATAATTTTGTGTCCTGGCAGCAATGCCAGTAACCGGAGCGGAATCACCAATAGAAATAGTAATTTCATCACCTTTTTGCTCCCAGGGCCGAGCAGTAGTAAAATAATCTTTTTCCCAAGCACATTTTTGCACCACAATAGGGGTAGTCGAATCAGTACCACTCGAAGTATCGACAGTCAGCTCACTTACCAAATCCTGGTCTCTATAATGTTCATTAAATATAAGAGCATAAGCTCGTTCAGGAAGGGCTGACCATTCAAGGTTAGGTGAATAAGAATTGAAAGGAACACCCAAATGATGAGCAAGATCGCCAAGAGTAACAGCACTTTGACTGCGTTTTGGAGGAACAGCAGTATAATTTCCATCAGGTCCACCAGTTATAAAATCTTCAAAGTCTTCCCATATTAATCTAAGTGGAACAAACCAATGATGCATTCTCACTCGAACTGGATGCATAACAGGGGCCAATAAAGGAGCCACACGAATTAAAGCCGAAGTAGCATGTTGGATAGTATCACCTGGAAGCGCCTCATACCAGGCAAGAGGAATCAACTGTCCCATATTACATGTCGTTAACTTATAGTGAGACAAACTAAACTTATTTCTTTTCATAACACTCTCCTTTTCGGAAACATCTTTTCATTATGTTCTTTGACATCTCTTTGAACTCTATGTTCATCGAATAAATTCCTTTTGAATGAATAACCATCATCGAGCAAGTTTTTATCAAATACCTCATCTTGATAATCATGAAAGTCACTTTCATATATAGCTGGATCAATACCAGACAATTCCATCAGCTTTTGAGTCAAGTATCTACCCAATGGTAACTCCATTTTACCATGACGAAGGGTCCTAATAGCCTCCTGCTTAGCATATTTATTGTTTTTGATAGTTTGGGCCATACTAATGATCGCTGCAATACCTAGACCACCAGGATGAACGGGATCCTTCTTAAATCCCTTAGACGAGCGCATAAACTCTGGATGAAGATTTTTATCAACTAAAACAGCCATTTTCTTATTTGTCAAACCTTTTGTAACGTAACCTGTTATATAACCAGCACTTTTACTATTTAATTCTCCTAGAGAAACAAATCCTCTATCTTGCCAGGCAACCTCTATTGCAAGTTGGTCAATTGTTCCAAATAACGCCATATGATAATGAGGACGCCAAGAACGGTCTCCATACTCTCCAACAGCAAAGTACCTAATTCCTCCATTTATATTTCTCCTTAATCTTTTTAAAAATAAAGTAATCTCTCTAGGATCAACAGATCCATTTTTAGGTAAATTTTCATCATTATAAGTTAATGTAAGAAAGCAACTTGAATCATGCATAAGAGCCTCTAATAATATACGGTGTTTCCACTCTCTGCTTTTATTTGCTCTACACGAAGTACATTTCCCACAGGGAAAAGGAGTAGAAGCCAACCTGGCTTCCTCACTCAGTATGGTATGAGATCTCCTAATCCCTACAGGTGTACGGACGAAAGGATTTGAACACATCATTCCTATTCCCTTCCGGGTCACATTCTCCTTCCTATGCGTCCTCTATAATAAAAATTTCCGGTTTTTCGACGCCTCCGGCGTCCATATCTGCGTCTCCTGCCTCTGCCGTAATAACCTCTCCTTCTGCCTCTTCTCCGACGAAATGCCATTATATGACCTCCATAGAATAAGGTTAATAATACTATAATAATCCGGCTTACTTAATTGACTTTTCAATTTTTAATAAATTTCCACAGGCCTCCATCATAAAAACGCGAACCGTATTGACCTTTTCCCTTCTTAGCCAGGACAAACTCGCCCCACCAAGGATTATATCTATATTCCCATCCTGCAGGTGGATTTCTAGGCCTAAATTTTCGAAGCTCCCTTTGAGCTCGTCTAGTTCCTTCGAACTGGGGGGAGAGATAATCAGTAATTCCTTTGACATGCCTTATTGACCTCCTAATAAAATCTTTTGCTTTAAGAAATGGACTAGATTCTAAAGCCTCCTGGCTTTTCGTTGAAGGCATAGACGTAACATGACCACCAGGATCAACATCATACCTATAAGCTGGATTAACTCCACTTTCATATCCCAATTGACCTGAATATGGAATTTCCGGAGTAATCATTTCAACAGCGGGTCCTTGCCCCGAGATGGCCGGGCCCTTACTCTTTGAAGGAACAGCGACTGTCTGGTCGGGCTGACCTACTATTCCAAATCTCTTAGAAACTGGATCACCTGCAACCGGTACGGGGTTTGTATTTTTTATATCGTTGTATTCTC